GGATGGAGTTGAGAATTGTATCAAAGCCATTATGAATTATGATGTTGAGAAGGCAACACGAACAGGATTACCCAATGCGTTTGCGTACTTCACTCAGATTGTCTGGTATGCGTTTCTCCGAAGAATTCAAAAGGAGAAGAAGTATCAGGATATAAAAGAGAAGTACATGGAACATGCGGATGTAAGTCAATTCGCAGACTTTGGTAATGTTGCAAATGCGGGAAGTATTATTGATCGTGTTAGGTTAAAGGCCCAGAAACTTCGTCAAAGAGATACAGAACTCAAACAATTGGCGAAGAAAGAAAAGAAGAAGAAGAACGCGAAGAAGAAGATTTCTCGTCAGTCTGGCCTTGAACTTTTCTATTCATAATGGGTAAAATAGCTATTATCAATGATACGCACTTTGGTGTGCGTAATGGAAGTGACATATTCATGGATTACATGGATAAGTTCTTTACGGATGTATTCTTTCCTTATTGTCAGGAGAATGACATCAAGAGAATTCTTCATATGGGTGATTTCTTTGATCATCGAAAATACATCAACATCAAGGCTCTGAAACGAGTGGATGACTTTTTCACATCTCGACTAGATGAGTATGATATGACGATGGACATCATTCCAGGCAATCACGATGTCTATTACAAGAATACAAATGAACTCAACTCGTTAGAAGAGATACTCAGTGGAAACGAACGGATTCGAATTCATATGAATCCTGTTGATATCGAGTTTGATAATCTTTCGATTGGTATGCTCCCTTGGATCTCTCACGAGAACTACGACGAGTGTATGGAGTTCATTCAATCTTCGAAGTCACCTATCATTGCTTCTCACCTTGAACTGAACGGATTTAAGATGATGAAGGGTGCGGTAGTCGCATCTCACGGTATGGATCCAAAACTCTTCTCAAGATATGAGATGGTTCTTTCCGGCCACTATCACACAAAGAGCGAAGAAGACAACATTCACTATCTTGGAACGCAATACGAATTGACTTGGGCTGATGCGGGTGATCCAAAACACTTTCATATACTGGACACCAATACACGAGAGATTGAATCAGTCAAAAATAAACATTGCCTTTTTCAAAGAATTCGTTATAATGATACGCAATCTTTACCCGAAATATCAAAGAAAGATATCGAAGGAACATTTGTAAAGGTTGTAGTTGTAAAGAAAAAAGATCTCTATGCGTTTGATAAGTTCATTGATAAGGTTCAGTCCTATGGCCCATTTGACATTAAGATCGTTGAAAACTTTGACGAGTATTCTGGAGAGAATGTTGACAACGACAAGATCTCTACGGTCGATACTCCCACATTGCTCAACACTTATGTGGATTCTATCGAAACTGATTTGAACAAGGAGAAACTGAAGAACATCCTCTACGACCTTTATGTTGAAGCAAAAGACCTTGAAGCTATCTAACCCGATCAGTAATGTTATTTGAAACCCTTTATAAAAACCTTTGTGAAAGAGGAAAAAATCTAAAAGAACAATGGAAACCTGGCTCGGGTTTAGAACGACATAGAATATTACCAAAACATCAGGGAGGAACCTATATCGATTCTAATTGTACCTATTTGACACTTAAAGCACACGCCATTGCTCACTATCTTCTCTGGAGAATAAATGGTCATCAGGATGATCAACTTGCATCCAGACTGATGAGAAACCTAAAACCAGAATGTTATCCAGCGTTCCTTGGGGGAAAACACTCCGAAAGATCCAAGGAGAAAATATCAGAGAAACATAGCGGTATATTAAAGTCCGAAGAACACAAGAAGAAAATATCAGAGAGCCTGAAAGCGATGTGGAATATTGGTGAGAAAAGATCTCCTATTTCAGGTGAGGAAAATCCTAGAGCAAAAGAGGTGAAGGTAACGTATCACCAAATTGAAAAGAACTATAATTGTTTAAAGTATGTCCTAAAAGATTATCCACATATTCCATATTCAACATTGACTGATTTAGCACAGGGAAAATATAAAAAAAGTAAAAAGTATCCCGGCCTTAAAATTGAATATGTCTAAAAAAAGACTTGCAATTGTCTCAAAATAGTGTATAGTAGTATAAATTATGATTCTTTTTAAGTCTCTTTCCTACCAAAATTTTCTCTCTACCGGAAATACTCCGACGACCATAGATCTCAATCGCAGTTCTGCCACCTTAGTGGTTGGTGCAAACGGTGCAGGTAAGTCAACGATGTTAGATGCTCTTTCCTTTGTTCTCTTTGGAAAGGCTCATCGTAACATCAACAAACCACAACTGGTCAACTCTGTAAATCAGAAAAAACTTTTGACTACGTGTGAGTTCTCTATTGGTAAGACCAAATACAAAATCGTTCGAGGAATCAAACCAGTGGTGTTTGAGATCTATCGTAACGGTAAGATGATCAATCAGGAATCTCATTCTCGAGATTATCAAAAGGTTCTGGAGCAAAACATTCTACATCTCAATCACAAATCCTTTCATCAGGTTGTGGTTCTGGGTTCGGGTAACTTCATTCCGTTTATGCAACTTCCCGCGAATCTTCGCCGAGGAGTCATCGAGGATCTTCTGGACATCAACATCTTCACAAGAATGAATCTGTTGGTCAAGGAGAGATACACTTCACTCAGAAATGAGATCTCTCAAACCGATCATCAATTAGATCTTCTGAAGTCACAGATTCAACTCAAAGAAAAACACATTAAGAAACTTCAGGAGATTGATCTACAACAAGCCACAAAGAATCAGAAAAAGATCGATGATCTCAAAGAAGAGATCGAACTTCTTCGAGATCGCAATACAGACCTTCGCGAAGAATACGATTCAAAGAATCCGGACTTCGAGACTCAACACAAAAAAGATTCTGACAAGAGAAAAGAGTTAGAAGGTTATCGAGGACAAATACGAAACAACATCAACTCACTGGTAAAGGATGTAAAGTTTTACGAAAACAATGACACTTGTCCTACTTGCCATCAAGACATCGGAGATGATATCAAGAAGGAAAGAACTGATGAGGCAAAGTCGAAGGCCAAGGAGTTGAATTCTGGTCTTGAACAGATCGAGGATTCCATTTCAAAATGTGGTCAGTCTATCGACAAGATGGTTCAGGGTCTCAAGGAGATGAGCGATATTATGAGTCAAGTCATGGTCAATGACAGTATGATTCGTAACATCGAAAAGGATATCGACAAGACATCCGCCGAGAAGACCGATACATCTCACATCGAAGAAGAGAAGACAGAACTGGAGGAAAAGAAAGGTGATCGTGATTCGATGGTTGATCACAAGTCAAATCAACTTGAAAAGAGATCGTACTACGATGCAGTAGGAGAACTACTCAAAGATTCTGGAATCAAGACAAAGATCATTCGCGAGTATCTTCCGGTGATGAATAATTTGATCAACAAGTATCTCAACATTCTGGACTTCTTCGTTCTCTTCAACATTGACGAGAGCTTCAACGAGACGATCAAGTCAAGACATCGCGACGACTTCACCTACCCATCTTTCTCTGAAGGTGAGAAACAAAGGATTGATTTGGCACTTCTCTTTACTTGGAGACAGGTTGCTCGAATGAAGAACTCCGCCAACACCAATCTTCTTATTCTGGATGAAACCTTTGATTCAAGTCTGGATGCGGATGGTGTGGATAATCTTATCAAAATTCTTTACACTTTGCGTGAGGATTCCAATGTTTTCATTATCAGTCACAAACAAGATCTGTTGGATGGTAAGTTTCCGGCACGAATGGAGTTCATAAAGACCAATAATTTCTCAAAGATCAAAGAGTAATTTTACACTTTTTTTACGGTGTTTTGTCTTGCAATCTAAAAATGCGTCTCTATAATAGACGTATATGATTGAGGAATACCTACAGAACATAGTTGTCAAAGGCCCTCAAAACATAGTTGTTGTGAAATCTATTTTTACAACTTTTTTACCATGTTTAGTATTGACCTTTCCAATTATTAGTTTATAGTTATAACCATAATGAAGCTGTTAGATTACCAACTCCAATCAAACGTCGCCCGTTTGTTGTCTCGTGAGAACATCACTGTGACACACTCTGACGTTCGTACTGCTTGTTTCGACTTGAGAAATCGAGTGATGAAGTTACCTATCTGGAAAGATCACGGAAAGGTTGTTTATGATATGTTGATCGCCCATGAGGTTGGTCACGCAATCTTCGATGATTATCCTTTGGTTGAAAAGTATCTGAACGATAACAAAATTAGGGGTATTCCTGACGTTCTCAACGTCATCGATGACATTCGAATTGAGAGATTGGTACAGGATAAGTATCCTGGCCTTCCAAAGATCTTTCTCGCTGCGTATCGGACTCTTGTCAAGGCCGATCTATTCGGGTTGAAGAGTCGAGACATTTCGAAGATGAAGTTTCTTGATCGTTTGAATCTTCACGCTAAGATTGGGACAATCGTTCAAGTTCCTTTGAATGATGAAGAACTTGATTTTTACAATCGTTGTTATGCAGCGGAGACAACTCAAGAAGTGATCGATCTCTTCGAAGAGTTTCAGAATCGCCCTAAAGAAGATGAGGAGCCCCCGGAGCCTGAAGGCCGAGAGGAACAATCTTCGAATGAAGAAGGCGAAGAAGGCGAAGAAGATTCAAATTCAGAATCCGGTGAATCTCCTTTAGATTTTTCAGAAGATCTTGGTGATGAAGCCCAGGCTGCTCTTGACGAGGCGCTCAAGTTGGAAGATCTATTTCGCGAGATGTCTGATGATGCATCGGATAAGGATGATGTATCGGATAAGGATGATACCCAAGCGGGAGTCACTAGTGACGCTCCACAAGATTCCGAAAAGTCTGAAACTCAGGAAGAGTTTGAAAAGAATATCTCGGAAAACTTCGAAAGTCGGAATTGGCAAGATCCCCAAGCGTCAGATTACGTTCCGGTAATTTTTCCAAGAAAATCAACTCTCGATAAAGTCACGAACTCTTACGAAGACGTGATGAAAAGTCGTGAAGAAAGTTCCACTTGGCGTTATCGGGATTCAGATTTCGATGGACAGTACATCGACTACAAGAAGAAGGTAAAGAAAAAAGTTGGTGTTCTGATTCGCGAATTTGAAAGACGCAAAGCTGCGTTTCGTTACTCTCGTTCTTCGGAATCTCGGATCGGCACTATTGATGTCAACAAACTTCACAAGTATCGTTACGATGATCAAATCTTCAATACAGTAACTCAACTTGCCGATGGGCAGAATCACGGAATGATCTTTTACATCGATTACTCCGGTTCTATGGGCCATGTGTTGGCTGATGTTATTGATCAGACTTTACATCTCGTATACTTCTGCGACAAGATGAATATTCCCTTTGAGGTCTATTCTTACACTTCAAGATGCGTTTGGGATCGTAATCAAAACCTTTCTGATCCACAAGAAATCGATCTTTCTGGTTTGGTTCTCAACAATATCATGAGTTCCACAATGTCTAAAAAAGAATTCGATCTTGGATTTCAACAACTTTTCTTTCAGTCAGCTGGAAGCGGTTACATCGACGGGTTGTCAACTCTCGAACAATTGGGTGGCACTCCTCTCAATGCGGTTATCATGGCTGCAAATCATCACTGTAATGATTTTCAGAAAAAACATCGTGTTGATAAACTGAATGTGATTATGCTCACTGATGGTGATTCGGAACAGGCACGAGCTCGCGAGGCGAACAATGGTATTACTGTCTTCGAAGGTAAGAAAATTGATATCTCCGGAAAACGTAGTTTTGCTGGAAATAGTTCAAGATCATCTGGAAATTATTACTGTCGTGTCGATTATCAACAGGAAAGATTGCTCGAACTTCTTCGCAAGAAGGCGACAGTGATCGGAATGTATCTTCCATCTTCTTTGAATGATGCAAAGAAAAGGATCTCTTTGGCTGATAAGTCAGCGGACAAGTTGAGAAAGGTATACGGTAAAACCAAGTTTATCAATATCCCAAATGTTGCTGGTTATGATTCTCTGATGATCCTTCCTCACAATATTCAGATAGTTGATAACGATTTTCAGTTCTCAAGTGAGGAAGATATCTCAGAAAGTCGTGCTGCCCAGTCAAAGTTGGCAAGACAGTTCGCCAAAAACAACTCGGAAAACAAGAGATCTCGGGTGATACTGTCAAAGTTCGCCGAGTTGATCGCCTAAGTTTTACAGGTTTTTTACGAACTTTCCCCTTGACTTTCACTACCTCCCATAGTACAATACTCGTATGAAAAATGGTGATAAAGAAATCCTTGCTGGTTTGATTAAAACTACAAATACAGAAGGTATTGATACTTGGTCGCGGAACACTGCGATCAGTCTTCTCCGCAACTATGAGAAGTGGCAGAAGTTTGCCTCCCCAAAACAGAAAGCATTCGCAAAGGATCTTCCTGTTAGTGCCAACGCGAAACTTGAAAAGTCTAAGGCCGAAGCTGAGGCGTTCAAAAACATCCCCGCCGAGGAAGTCTTGGTCAACGGAGATCGAAAGGTCGTTTCTGGAAAGGTTATCTCCCTCAAGTGGAAAGAAAGTGGTTTCGGTTGGTATACGGGCAATTCCTTTTACAACCAGCCCAAACAGTTGAAGGTTCTTCTTGATATTGGTCACGGAAGAAAACTCTGGGCCTCGGGTAGTGGTCAAATGGAAGTTGGTCAGGAATGGTCTTCGAAAATAACGATCAAGACCACCGATGATCCGACTTTCTTTATTGGTTCTCGCCCTGCGGGATGGGAACCTTTTACAAAAAATTAACAACATTGAGTATTGACATTTGATAAAATTTGTATAGGATATAGGTATATTATGAATAAAAGTGAACTAAAAAACTACTTCTTGAAAAACACTCCGTCCGGAGAAGCATTGTCTCGTAAGGACATTATGTCAAAGACTGAGGCATTAGGTATAAATCCGAGGGTTGCCCGTTACATGTTGAAGGCGAACTTTCCGGAGATCACTAAGGTTTCTCGGGGAAAGTATGCATTCGGTGGCGATCCAACTCCTGCTCCTGCTCCTGTTGCGACTCCTGCTCCAACTCCGGAGCCAGTGATGAACTTCGAGAAGTCCGCTCCGATTTCTCTTCGATCAGTTTCTTCGGTTTCTGATGATGAGATTTACGTTCCTTCTAAGGATGCCACTTTTATCAAGTGGGGCGAGTTCTCGAAACTCAAGAAGATTATTGAGTCAAAACTTTTCTTTCCAACTTACATTGCGGGTATGTCCGGTAACGGTAAGACAATGATGGTTGAACAAGCGTGTGCGATTCTCAAGAGAGAATACGTTCGTGTTCAGATTTCGCCTGAAACTGATGAGGATGATTTGATCGGTGGTTTCCGTTTGATCAATGGTGAAACGGTCTTTCAGAAGGGCCCAGTCGTCAAGGCGATGGAACGTGGATGTATTCTTATGATCGATGAGATTGATCGTGCCACGAACAAGATCATGTGTCTTCAAGGAGTTCTGGAAGGAAAACCCATTCTTCTGAAAAAGACTGGTCAAGTCATCACTCCTGCCGCTGGGTTCAATGTTATCTCTACTGCGAATACTAAGGGTCGAGGATCTGATGAAGGTCGTTACACTGCGGCTTCGATCATCGATGATGCGTTTCTTGAAAGATTCGTTGCGGTTGTTGATCAGGAATATCCTCCTTACGCAACTGAGAGAAAGATTCTTCTCGCGAATGCCAAGAGTTTCGATGTCAAAGATACTGAGTTTATCGAGAAGTTGGTCGCTTGGTCAAACGTGATTCGAAAGACTTTCGAGGCCGAAGGTGTTGATGATGTCGTTTCGACTCGCCGCCTCTGCCACATTATCAAGGCGTTCTCGATCTTCGAGGATCGCATGGCAGCCATCAAGATGTGTGTCAGTCGATTCGAGGAAGAGACTCGTGAAGCATTTCTCGATCTTTACACCAAGATTGATGAATCCACACTTGACGAAAATGGTGAAGTTGTGGGAGAAACTAATGCGGCCGGCGATAATGTCGAAGTTACGGTCGATGAAGACGGAAAGTTTGTAGCCCCATTCTAATGGAAACAAGATCAAAATACGCAATATCTCAAATTGAACTGGATGACGATGCCGCCTACGAGGAAGAGTTGAAATCCTACAACGAAAATAAAAAAGAAGGAGTCAAGTATGACAAAACAAAACCGGACTACTCGCTTCTTCCTCCAACCGCTCTGGATGATGTAGTAAAGGTTCTTACCTTTGGTGCGGAAAAGTATGATCGTTGGAACTGGAAGAAACTTGACAATCTTGAGGATCGTTATTTCGCAGCCGCTCAAAGACATCTCTGGGCGGTGATGCGAGGAGAAACACACGATCCCGAAAGCGGAGAACACCATTATGCTCATGCTCTTTGCTGTATAATGTATTTACTTGAATTTTATTCTTTACAAAACCCTAAAAATAGTATATAGTTATAACTATGAAAATATCAAATGGAACATTAAATCTTCTTAAGAACTACTCTACCATCAACGGTAATCTTGTAGTCAAAGAAGGTAACAAGATCCTTACGATCTCGGACAAGAAGAACATTATGTCTTCTGCTGAAGTCGAAGAATCTTTTGATCAATCCTTTGGGATTTATGATCTCAACGAATTCCTTGGAGCTTACTCTTTGATTGAGAATCCAAGTCTGGAGTTCTCTACGGACTCTGTAACAATCTCGTCTGCCGATTCAAGTCTTGTCTATCGGTTTTCAGATCCAAACATTCTCACTTCACCCGAAAGAGAAGTCGGTCTTCCAACTTCGGATGTGACTGTCAATTTGACTGCGGAAGTAATCTCGAATATCCGTAAGGCGAGTGCAGTATTGAATGCTCCAGTTCTTTCGGTTACGAGTGAAGGTAACAATTCACCAATCGAATGTAAGGTTTTTGATCCATCGAATCCAACTGCAAATGTCTACAAGATCAAGTTGACTGGATTGGTTTCAGATGATAATTTCGATTTCCAATTTCTTATTGAGAACCTGAAGATGTTGCCCGACGACTATCGTTTGTCGATCTCTTCTAAATTAATCTCTCAATGGGAAGGAATAAATAACAACGTTAAGTATTGGATTGCTTTGGAAAAGAATTCTACTTATGCCAAATAGACCACAAAAAAAGAAAAACAAAACTATGAGTGAAGACACTGAAAACAAACCTGAGATCACACTAAATGATTTTTCGGCTATCCTCCGAATCATCGATGTGGCATCTCGCCGAGGAGCGTTTGAAGGTAAGGAACTAAGTTCCGTTGGTAATGTCCGTGATAAAGTCGAGGCATTTCTATCCTTTTATGCTCCAAAGCAAGACGGAGAAGGTGAACAAGCAGACGCTGAGGCGGCCGCTGAAGAACCTACCGTTGAAAATACCGAGGGAGAATAATCTTCCTTTCTGGGGGAGAGTAATCTCCCTCTTTGCCACCTTAGCTCAGTTGGTAGAGCAATTGATTTGTAATCAATGGGTCGTCAGTTCGACTCTGACAGGTGGCTCCACTGGAAAGTAGCTTAACGGTAAAGCAGAGGACTGTTAATCCTTCGAGTGTAGGTTCGAATCCTACCTTTCCAGCCAATTTTTTAAACTGAATAAAATTATGAAAGCACATATAATTGAAGTAACAAATGAAGACGCAAAAACGTCAAGCAACGCGAGTTATCAACAGGTAACTCTGGAGGATGGAACACGATTCCTCTTTACTAATTCACAGTTAAAGACTGCGAAGACCCGAGCAGATAATAACACTGAAGATCTTTGGCCCGTGGAAGTTTTCTTTCCGCCCGCAAGATTTCCAATCTTTAAGAAATTCTTTGGGTAATGGAAGAACATATAATAAAAAAGGTAACTCCTTATAAAGATACCACATGGTATGTGAAGTGGACGGCATCAGTTTGTATTCTCATCGCCACATCTTTACGTGCCTCCGGGCCAGATCTCCATCTATTCGATATGATCTTTAGTATGCTCGGATTATTGGGATGGCTTTATGTTGGATTGAAATGGAATGATAGAGCCCTTATCCTTTTGAACGGAGTAATAACCGTTATTCTTTTTGGAGGAATAGTATCTTATTTGATTGGATAAATTTATTTACTTTACATTCAACACTAATTGTGTTATAACTATATTATGAAAAATGAATTTCTCTGGGTTGAAAAATACAGACCAAAAACAATCAAGGAGTGTATCCTTCCCGATTCTCACAAACGAGTCTTTCAAAAGGTCGTTGACTCGGGTGAGATGCACAACATGCTTTTGACTGGCACTGCCGGTCTTGGTAAAACTACAGTCGCAAGAGCTCTCTGTAATGAGTTGAATCTTGAGTATCTTCTCATCAACTCTTCCGAGGAAAGTGGTATTGATGTTCTTCGTTCGAAGATTCGTCAGTTCGCTTCTTCGGTATCTTTGATGGGAAAGGACTACAAAGTCGTTATTCTGGATGAGGCTGATTATCTTAATGCTCAGTCAACGCAACCTGCTCTTCGTGGGTTCATTGAAGAGTTCAGTAATAATTGTCGTTTCATTCTCACTTGTAACTTCAAGAATCGTATCATCGAACCTCTTCATTCCCGTTGTACGGTTGTCGAGTTCAATACGAGTAAGAAACAACTTGCAAAACTCTCCGGAGGTTTCATGAAAAGATTGCAGTTGATTCTTGATGCGGAAAACATCAAGTTCAACAACAAGATTCTTGCGGATCTTATTATGCGTTTTGCTCCGGATTGGCGAAGAGTTCTTAATGAGTGTCAACGGTACAGTTCTTCTGGTGAGATCACGGCTGATGTTCTGGTTGGAATGTCCGATCAAAGTGTCTCAGAACTTGTTGGATATCTCAAGGCGAAAGACTTCAAGAAGATGCGTAGTTGGGTCACGAACAACAGTGATGTTGACTCGTCGGTTATCTTTCGAAGAATCTACGATACTCTTTACGAGTTCGCAGAACCTCAATCGATTCCTAGTGTCATTATGTCTCTTGGTGAGTATCAGTATCGTGCAGCGTTTGTTGCGGATCAGGAGATCAATACTGTCGCTTGTCTCACAGAACTTATGGCATCTTCGAAATGGAAGTAACGATAAAGGTTGTTACGTGGAGAGTTCTTTCGGTAATTCTTTGTACATTGATGGGAAGAATCTGGTTTGGAGATTGGCATGTCACTGCCTTTGGAATCTTCATCTCAATCGTAATGATGTTCGTACACTATGGATTTGAAAAGGTATGGCCGATAAACTAACACCATTTACTTTCATCAACTCGATCAACGAAGGGACTTTCGGTAAGAATCTTCTGAAAGATTGTAAGGCTGATTCGTCTACCGATCCTAACGATCCTTCTTCGCCCGATAAGAGTTATGTTCCCTTTATTATCAATCGAGGTCTTTCGTATTTCTCTGATACAGTTCTCTTTGCAAATGAGATGAATCGTTTGTCGCATCTTCCACATAGGATGCAGTATGACTTTCTACGAGATGCTGTAAACCCGAAAAAGAGGTTCTCAAAGTGGACAAAGAAGAGAAGTGTCGAGGATGATGTGAAGTTGATTCAACGCAAGTACAACTACTCAAGAGCCAAGGCGGAGGCGGTTTATCCTCTCTTTTCTTCGGAAGAAGTGAACAAATTGCGTAAATCGATGGATATCGGAGGGTTTCAAAAGTGATCATTATATAAATATCATTATGAATAATTTTATAGATGATTGGACACCAACAGATATGTTGGAAGTGACTCTGAATGAACCTGATGATTTTCTCAAGATAAAGGAAACTCTTACTCGGATTGGAGTTTCTTCTAAGAAGTTACCTAACACTCTTTTTCAGAGTTGCCACATTCTCCACAAACAGGGAAGATACTTCATTGTACATTTCAAGGAACTCTTCCTTTTGGATGGAAAGAACGCAAGTCTCACCGAGAACGACATCGAACGACGAAATACGATCACAACACTTCTCTCGGATTGGGGACTTCTTAACATCGTAAACGAGTCAATGGCTCAACCACAAACCGATCTAAGACTTATCAAAATAATTTCACATCGAGACAAATCACAATGGGATTTACAGCCAAAATATTCCATTGGGAACGTTAAGAAAGTATAAATACATAATCAATTTCAAACCACACGCTGTGGTTCGAATGGGATGCCGAAAGGGTCTCACAAATAAAACCTGCCTAATGGAGGAAAATACACATGACAACTACAATACCAACCTGGCCTCGTTCTGCCTTTATAGGATTTGAACGAATATTCGAAGAACTTGAGAACGCCCGCAACGGCAACTCAACCCGCACAAACAACACTTATCCACCACATAATGTCATTCGTATTGATGATGACAATTATGAAATCGAACTGGCTGTCGCCGGATTCGATGAATCTGATCTTGAAGTTACCTACAAGGATAACGTTCTAACTATAGAAGGAAACAAAGACTCAAAGGAACAAGCGGAATATGTCCATCAGGGCATCTCAAATCGTAAGTTCGCAAAGACTTTTAACCTCTCTGAGCATATCGAGATTCGTGGAGCCGATCTAGTCAATGGTATCCTGAGTGTCCGTTTGGAGAGAGTTATACCTGAAGATCTGAAACCTAAAATCATTAAAATAGGTTCAAAAAAAGGATTCCTTCAGGACTAACCACAACAAAGGAAATACATGACTAAATCAAAAAAACTAACGATACTTGGTATCGTCCTTATAGCTGTTGGCTGTTTCTTCGCCTGTAAAACTTATGGTGCGGATGAAGAAATCACAGTTGACAACTCAACCGGAATAATCAATCAGGTCACAGCTGGTTGGTATGATCAGAAGATAACCGATGGTACATATAGTGAGACCGAAGTTCCCTTTGGGAAGATCGATCTTTCTCTTGGTTCCATTGGAAGTCTTGATTTTGACGGAGGAATCGAATACATCACAGATGGGTTTGACAGAGTAGATTATACTCTTGGAACTTCATTTAAGTTTGTTCAGACAGATCTCGTCATTAAAGAGGATTCAAGAAAGAGAACGGCGATTGAGCTGGATACTTACTATGGATTACCTTTCATACCATTCTTTGATGCTGATCTAAGGGTGACACTTGCCGACAACAATCGAGGAGACGTATTTCAAGATGTGAATTACCTTTCTTCAGTTGTTCTCTCAAAGGGACACCACTTTGAGGTTTGCGATCTTGGGCTTCGCGTTGGCGGAGAATATGGTCGTTCTTACAGCATGATTGATGATTATGATTACCATAGATTGTTTGGTCGTTTTACCAAAGGCATCACTTCTAGTGTAGATGTGTTTGGACAAGTTGATATACTTACAAACGACAGTGAAAATTTGAGCAGTGAAGAAAGCTTTTATGCTGGTATCGTTGCAAAATTTTAAGATTTAATTCATTTAAGTTTAAGAAGGGCGGGGGGAGAAATCCTCTCGCCTTTTACATTTTTTTGACAAAAGTCGCCTTGACATATCGCAAAAAATGTGCATGATAGCTCTTATGAATGACGATAAAAAACTCTACTCTCAATACATCGCAAAGAATTCAAAAGAATTGTTAGATCGTGGAATAGCTCCAGACTATGAGGGAACCAAACATATTGAGTTTCTCTATCTTCCCGTGACAAAAATCAAACGAGAAGGTAATGGGGGTAGACCTGATGATTTTAGTCATACGAATATGTTTGCGATTTCTAAAATGATAAAAGATGGGGAATGGAAACCGGAAAATCACGAACCACCAATGGTAGTAATTAAAGATGGGAAGTTCATTCTCGAGGCGGGTCATCATAGATGGAACGCCCATGTTGAAGCGGAGGAGAAGTTCATTCTTGTATCTCTGGTAGAGTTTAAGGATGAAACGTCCAGAATATCGGCTCTTTTGGAGGAAAACACAAAAGACAAATATGTTAAAAACTATGCGTCTGTAGATAATATTGCATCTTCTTTGGCCCAAATATTGGAGATAGATTCTAAAAAAGGTATCGAAATAACAGAATTGTATATTAAAAAACTTATTGTAAGTAAGGGAAACGTGAAAAAGAGTGATCATAGCACTATCAGAGAAATTTTCAATAAAATAATAAATAAGGTAACAGTTCAAACTAAAATTAAAAATTATACTCCTAAAGAAGCGACAAGAGTTGCAAGGGAGATCCATTGGTCGGATCAAGAACATGGTGAGAGGATAGTCCCACTACTTCGTAATGGTGAGTCAAAAGCCCAGTTCAGATTGCTTGAAAAAGCATTAAAAATTAAGGAACAGTCAAGCCCGATGTGGGATGTCATAGCATATTGTCACTACACCGATTGTGGAAAGTCGGAAATAATAAAAAACAGACCAAAGGAGATTGAACGGGTTAGAAAGATACAAGATCAGATTGTACGTTGGGCAGAGATTATAAATGACCGCCATTATACCGAACCGAAACTTGTATTTCTTCCACAACTTGAGGGAGAGTGGAGTCACGGCCCGAAGATTGGTGAATACATTACCACTAACTATAACGGTATTAAAGTCTAGTAAAGGAATCCGTAGTTATGATGACGACTGAAGAAAAAAGATTGAATACTGCTTTCCTAATAATGGGGTCTATGTTAGAAAAATGGAAAAATAATGATCCTTCCATTGATCGTAGATATATTACCCGTTGTTATTATGAGGCGGTTGGAAAAAAATCAACAGGATGGGTTTCTAAGAAGGCGATGGAACCTAATGCAAAAACCACACATGATCATTTTGCAACACCTCAGTGGATTGGAAGGTTTATTATGGATGAGGGAGATATATATCTCAAGGATTTTGCAAAATTTAGAGAGATAGCAGAATTTGCCTCACAAACTATTAAGGTGACGAAAAAGGAAAATACTGAACTAGCAAAGCAAAGTTCAGTAATCTCAGAAATTGATGGGAAAAACGTTTTCATAGAAACTTCCCTACAGGATAAATATGAAGAGGCTAAAATATTTCCTTTGTACCATAAAAAAAGTGGAATTGGATTTGTTTTCGATTTTCCAATTGATTTTCCTCCAGGGCTTTTGGAATACGAAAAGAAATTCCTTCGTGGATAAAGACTTGACAAAACACCCTAATTGGTGTAGTATTCATCTATGATTTCTAATGGTTTCTATACAAGCGTAGATCGCTTTGGCAACTCTCTCCTTTATCGTGGTTACGACGACGAGGGTAAAAAGATTCTCAAGAGAGTCAAGTACCAACCAAAACTTTTCCTTCCGTCTAAAAACAAGAATACCGATTGGACTGCCCTTGACGGAACTCCGGTTGAGCCTATCTCGTTCAACACTATGTCGGAAGTTCGTACCTTTGAGAAAACCTACAACAGTGTAGATGACTTTCAACTTTACGGAAACACTCGACATGTTCCTGCGTTTATTCAATCGGTCTTTCCCAACGAGATTCGATACAGTCGTAACATGGTTGACACGGCTTCTCTTGATATCGAGACTTCGTATGGTGATGGTTTTCCGGATGTTCACAATCCCACAAACGAGATTCTCACGATTGCCTACAAAAGTTCGAAGGACAAAACCTATCGAGTGTGGGGAATGAAAGGTTACGATGAGTCTAAGTCTCAACTAGATCTTGAGATCGAGTATCGTCAGTTTACCGATGAGGCTTCTATGTTGGATGCGTTCATTCAGTTCTGGGCCAATCCCGAGAACACTCCGGACATCATCACAGGTTGGAATACTCGCCTCTTCGATATTCCTTACATGGTTGCCCGAATGCGTTTTCTTTTGGGAGATACCAAAACAAATCTCCTTTCTCCTTGGAAGAGGATCGATGAAAGAGAGATTGTCATTCAGGGGAGAGATCATACTATCTTTGAGATCAAAGGGATTCAACACTTGGATTACATGGACATCTTCAAGAAGTTCACGCACAACACGTATGGCAATCAAGAATCCTATTCTTTGAATCACATTGCGAATGTCGTTCTGGGTGAGAAGAAGTTGGACTATTCCGAAGTCGGTTCTCTTCGAGATCTTTACGATGCGGATTACCAAATGTTCGTTGACTACAATATCAAGGATGTTGAGTTGATTGAGAGAATGGAAGAGAAGTTGGGTTTGATTACTTTGGTTCTGACTATGGCGTATCTTGGCGGAGTCAACTATCAGGATACTCTGGGAACAACTGCGATCTGGGATTCGATTATCTTTCGTCGTCTGGCTCGTAGTAAAGTGGCGATCATGCCATCCAACAACAATACCAAGTCGAGTAAGTTTCCAGGCGGTTTCGTCAAGGAGCCTCAAGTCGGTATGCACGATTGGGTGATGTCGTTTGATTTGAACTCTCTCTATCCCAATCTGATTATTCAGTACAACATGTCACCGGAGACTTTGGTTCGACA